TTACAAGCGCTCGATCTCAGGATGATTACGGCCTCCTTAGTTCGGAGTCTAAGGCCGCTGATAACCACGCCTTAGAACTAAAGACGCGCGACCTAGTTAAAGCTTATTCTAGCCGTCAAAATTTTGATGAAACTATTCAAAAGATGCGCGACGCCGCAAACGATATTGTGGAAGGCTCAGTCAATACCGCCGCGGAAAATTTAGGCAAGGTTTTACAATTAACTAAACTTGAAAACAAAAATGTTTTAGATGGTTTAATGCAAACAATTAGTCAGTCGGGGTATGCGGGGCAACCTGTTAGCCGTGCGACTATGGTTAACGCCGTAACCGCCGTTGCGAATAATCCAAATATTGATTGTGATAATGTTGACGATTGGCAGAAGCGCGGCGGGCAAGTTTTAAATATGTCTAAATCTGATTGGAACCGCGTCGCCGTCGCCGCTTAATCTTTTAATAAATTGCGAATAATTAAGGCCGCTATTATGCGGCCTTTTTTTATGCGATTTGACAAGTAAGGCTGTTATATGCGATATAGTCAATATGACGGTACTTCCCGTTTAATTTAGGAAAGGGTTATATTATGTTTAATTCGTCAGATTATACAGTAATTACCACCGATAAAATAAAAGAATTTAATCTTTTATGTAATGTTCAAATGTCAGATCTATTGGATTTCGACGCATCATTTGAAAACGAATTATTGGAGGGTTTAGACAATGCTTAAAACTGTTGAATTATCTAGAAGTAAAAAAACAAAGGGTTGCGCGGTTACATATCGCGCGGGCAATCAAAACAAGTTTAATACTTGCCCCACTTCATGCGCTTTAAATGGGAGCGGATGCGGCACTAATAAAATCGATCAAGATTATTTAAACGCCGTTTTAGATAGTAAACCAAAACGGGGCCATGCGATGACTTATACGCATTTTAACCCGATTAATTGGGCCGCTAAGCTTGCACCTAATAAAACCACAATTAACTATAGCGCCGATACAATAGAAGAGGCGGTTATTACTAAAAAGATGGCGCCCGCCGTGCCCGTTGTTACGGTTGTTAAAGAGGATTTTTGGAACAATAAAAGAAACAAGGTTGTAGATGAAATCCAATTTGTTCGATGCCCCGCCGAATATAGGGAAAAATCTAATTGCTTTAATTGCGGCAATTTTAACCCGTTATGCGCTCGCTTAGATCGCGCTTATATTATCGGATTTACTGCGCACGGTTCCCAAAAAAAGCTTGCCGCGACTAATGAAAAAGGCGGATGTTACGCGGGCGGCGGTAACGTCGCTATTCATTGGCAAGATACTAGCGATCAAGAGCAAGAGTTAAGTGACGCGGATCAACTGCGGGCCTTTTCTAAAACATTGCATCCCGCCGCCGTTCTTCGGCATCATATAGCGGGGGATTTGGGGGCCGAATGAAAAACTTAATTTATGTCTTAGCAACGTTAGGTTTAATTCTAATATTATATATTATTGTTTTAATCCCGTTTACTTACTTTTAATAAAGACAATTAAAACTTTAGAAATTAGCCCGCATAATAGCGGGCTTTTTTTATGACTATTTACAAAATCGCATAAATAACCTATTTAATGGTTATGGCGGTATTTCCCGCCGATTTAGGAAAGTAGATATAAAATGGATTATTTAGAATTAGACCAAAAAAAAGAAGAGTCAGAAATTGCGGATTTAAAAGCGCGCAATGAGCAATTAGAAAAGCGCCTTTCAGATTTACAAACTGAGCGCAATGAGCAATTAAACGCGCTTGCCGATTTATTAAGACCCGTTGTCAGCAAGTACGAATATCAAGAGGCTTATGACGTGGAATTGATCGCAGAAGACAAAGCGCGCGAAGCTTTGGATGATTTTGATATCTCGGAATTTTCAAGCGAGATTTCAGAAATTGCCCGCGACGATTTTGATATAAACGACTGGTCCGATGAGATTAGGAGCATATGCGGCTTAGATGATGAAATCACCGATGCGCCAAATCAGTTAGATGATATTCGTGAAATTATTCGCGAAGAATTGAGCGGCGCTTTTATTAAGGGTCAGATAAGCTTAAACGACGATTAAACCCCGTCCACATACAAACCCGATTAAGGCCGCCTAGAGCGGCCTTTTTTATTGCCCGCTAGTATTAGATTAAAAGAGTTAAACAAGCCCCGCCTTGCCGCCCCTAGCCCGTTTAAAACGTACCGTGGGCCGTGGGCCGTGGGCGCCAGTTCGCAAACCGTTAACCTCTTGGCTTATCTCTAGGGATTCGATGCGTGGTCCGTGGCGCTTGATGCGTGGACCGTGGGCCGTGGTTAACTGGTAAAGCGAAGGGGATTGCCTGCGCTTTGTTTGGGCGGTGCAGCTGCTGCAACTGTGCAGCTTGTTTGCAGCTCTTTTTTAGGATTCCGCCAATAGAGGCTAAACCGTTGTTTTTAAACGATAAATCGCGGTTTTTCGCGCGGCGACCACGGCGGATCTGGCAGCGGGGTTTATGCCATGTTTCTCACAAATATTTATTAGATATTTCATATTGATAAAATATGTCCTATATAAGGGTAGAAAGTCGCATATATTGTTTAGGGACCCCTATGGTAGCCGCACAAAACTTAGCCTATGAAGATAAAGCCTTGAAGCTTCAGTTGAGGCTCGCGCAGCTTGAAAAGAACGAAGCTTGCCAAGAAAAATTTTTAACATTTGTAAAAACTATGTGGCCTGATTTTATTGCAGGAAGACATCATAGAATAATCGCAGAAAAGTTAGAACGTGTCGCGAGCGGCGAGTTAAAGAGATTGATTATCAACATGGCTCCGCGGCACACGAAGAGTGAGTTTGCGTCTTATTTGTTTCCTGCGTGGATGATGGGCAAGAACCCGAAGATGAAGATTATTCAGGCGACGCACACGACTGAGTTAGCTGTTGGCTTTGGACGGAAGACGAAGAACCTTTTAGATGCTGACGAGTATCGTGAAGTTTTTCCTGATGTTAAGTTAGCTGCGGACAGCAAGGCGTCTGGTCGGTGGGACACGAGTGCTGGTGGGATGTACTATGCGGTTGGTGTTGGCTCGAACTTAGCGGGTCGTGGTGGTGATTTAGTAATTATTGATGATCCGCATTCGGAGCAGACGGCGATGTCGAACACTGGGTTTGATGATGCGTGGGATTGGTACACTGGGGGCCCCCGACAGAGGCTCCAGCCGGGTGGGAGTATTGTTTTGGTACAAACGCGCTGGTCTGAGAAAGATATGACGGGTCAGTTGATACGGGCGATGGCTAAAGATCCTTTAGCGGATCAATGGGAGATTGTTGAATTACCTGCTTTGTTTGACGATGATACTCCGTGTTGGCCTGAGTATTGGTCTTTGGATGATTTAATATCTGTTAAGGCGTCGATTCCTCCGAGTAAGTGGAATGCACAGTACCAGCAGAATCCGACGGGTGAGGAGAATGCGATTATTCGTCGTGAGTGGTGGCAGATGTGGGAAAAGGAGGTTGTCCCTAGTTTAGAGTATGTGATCCAGAGTTATGATACGGCGTTTAGTAAGAAGGAGACTGCGGATTATTCTGCGATTACGACATGGGGTGTGTTTTATCCTGTGGATGGTATGGGTCCTAATTTAATTTTACTTGACAGCAAGAAGGGTAGATGGGATTTTCCTGAGTTAAAAGCAATTGCGTTAGAGGAGTACAAGTTTTGGGACCCCGACACGGTAATTATAGAGGCCAAGGCGAGTGGTATGCCCTTGACGCACGAGTTGCGTAATGTAGGAATACCTGTAGTTAACTTTACTCCAAGCAGGGGTAATGATAAGGTTTCGCGAGTCCACTCTGTTTCGCCGTTATTTGAAGCGGGGATGGTGTGGGCTCCCGATAAAACGTTTGCAGATGAGTTAATAGAAGAGGTTGCGGCCTTCCCAAACGGTGAATATGATGATTTAGTAGATAGCATGACGCAGGCGTTAATGAGATACAGGCAGGGTAATTTTGTACAATTACCAACAGATGACTGGGAAAATGAAGAAAACTCTGCTACAGTACGAGTATACTATTAGGTTAGGAGGTCTTTATGGCTGAAAAAGAGAACAGAGGTTTTACAAGTTTGATGGATACTGGGGTTCCTTCTCAGTTGGATGAAGAAGATCTAAGAGCGGAGCTTGAGGTAGAGCTTCCCGATAGTCAGAACAACGTTTTGGCTATGGTAGAAGCGGAGAATGTAGATAATATTGAGATAACCTCTGATGAGGATGGTAGTGTTACAGTAGATTTTGAACCTTCTGATGCCCGTGGTATGGGGGGTGATTTTTATATGAATCTTGCCGAAGAGATACCAGATCGTGAGTTAGGTAGGATATCGAGTGATTTATTGGGTGAATATGATGCCAATAAGTCTAGTCGGCAGGAGTGGGAAGACACTTATGCTAATGGATTAGAACTACTAGGATTTACGCATACGGAACGGACGGAGCCTTTTCGTGGAGCCTCTGGTGTAACTCATCCGTTACTGGCGGAAGCAGCGACACAATTCCAAGCACAGGCGTTTAATGAGTTATTACCTCCTAGTGGACCTGTAAAAACGCAGGTTATGGGGCAGGAAACTGTGGAAAAAGTGGCACAATCGCAACGTGTCAAGCAGTTTATGAATTATTACATTACAAATGTTATGGAGGATTACACTCCTGACATGGATCAGATGTTGTTTTACTTACCGTTGGCGGGAAGTACCTTTAAGAAAGTGTATTATGACGAGACGTTGTGTCGTGCGGTAAGTAAATTTGTGCCTGCGGAGAACCTTGTTGTACCGTATGAAACATCGGATTTGGATACATGTCCTAATATTACGCAAGTCATACGCATGTCGTTGAACGATTTACGCAAAAAACAAGTATCTGGATTTTATTTAGACGAGGAGGTTATACCTTCTCAGGCAGAATTAAGTGAAGTCAGCGAACAAGCGTCAAAGATCGAGGGTTTTGAACCTAATGATATTGATTATGACTGTACGATACTTGAGTGTCACGTTGATTTGGATTTAGAGGGTTATGAAGACAGGGACGAAGATGGCGAAGAGACGGGGATTAAGGTTCCTTATGTTGTCACAATATCGCAAGATAATGGGCAAGTTTTAGCAATACGGCGTAATTATCTCGAAGATGATGAGAAAAAACGTAAGATACAATATTTTGTACACTACAAGTTTTTACCGGGATTTGGGTTTTATGGATTGGGTTTAATACACACTATTGGCGGGTTGTCACGAACCGCCACGGCGGCACTGAGGCAGTTAATTGACGCTGGTACGTTGTCCAACCTCCCAGCGGGTTTCAAGGCCCGCGGACTACGGATCAGAGACGACGATGATCCGCTTCAGCCCGGTGAGTTCCGCGATGTGGATGCTCCCGGAGGGGCTATTCGTGACAGCCTTATGCCGCTGCCATTTAAGGGTCCAGACGCAACCTTGTTTAATTTACTAGGTTTTGTGGTTCAAGCTGGACAGAGATTTGCTACGATAACCGATATGAAGGTTGGCGATGGCAATGACCAAGCTGCTGTTGGAACCACTATGGCGATGTTGGAACAAGGCTCGCGGGTCATGTCGGCTGTACATAAGAGATTGCATTATGCGATGCGTGTTGAGTTTAAGATACTTGCGCGGGTTATGTCGGAGAGTTTACCGCAGGAGTATCCATATTCTGTCGCGGGTGACAATTCGAGTATTATGGCGAGTGATTTTGATGACAGGGTAGATGTTATTCCTGTGTCAAATCCGAATGTGTTTAGTCAATCCCAGCGTATTTTGTTAGCGCAGTCTAAAATGCAGTTAGCTGCGGCGGCGCCTCAGTTACATAATATGCACGAGGTATATAGGGATATGTACGAAGCGTTGGGTGTAACGGATATAGACCGTATAATGGTTGCGGTTCCTGACACTGATCCTGTGCCCACGGACCCTGCACAAGAGAATATTGATGCGTTAGACATGTTGCAGTTAACGGCGTTTGAGGGTCAGGATCATCAGGCGCACATTATGGCACACTTAGTCTTTGGAACGTCAGCGATGGTGGGTAGTTTACCGCCTGTTGCGATGGCGTTACAAAAGCATGTTTTGGAGCATATTAAGATAGAGGCGACTGAGCAAGCGCAGGCACAGATGCAGCAACAGGGGGCCACGGCCCAAGACCCAATGGCTATGGAAGCAATGATTGCTCAGATTGTCGCGCAGGGTATGCAGACGGTTAAGCAGTTATCGGCTCAGATATCGGGTGAAGGTCAAGAGGGTCCTGATCCGTTGGTACAGCTTAAAGAGAAAGAGTTGCAGATTCGCGCTCAGTCTGAACAGAAGGATGCTGAAGTGGACGCGGCTAAGATACAACTTGATGCACAGAGCTTGGCGATGCGTGATCGTCAGTTTGACCAGAGATTGGCGGCGCAAGAACGTCAAACAAAGGCCCGCATAGATTCATCTATGGAACGGGAATTACTTAAACAAAGAGGAAAATAGATATGAAAGATAGAAAGATCGCGGTTAACGGAACACCGCCAGCTAATCCACCTAAAGCTGTTCCTTACGCTCAGATTGATAATCAGGGCCGTATTCCATATGGGAAGACAGCCGAAGCCAAGATACCGATGAAGATGACTCGCGGAACTGTGCGAGGTATGGGTGCGGCTACTAAAGGTGGCGGATACTGGGAGTGCTAGATGCCCTTAAAAAAGGGTAAAAGTACTGACGTAATTAGTGATAACATAGGTAAGTTACGTCGAGAAGGATATCCAGCGAAACAGGCCGCAGCAATAGCCTATTCTCAAGCTAAGTATAACCAAGGCGGTTTAGTTGAAAAAGGTTATGGTGCGGGTATTACAACAGATTTTAGTAGAAAAGCTCGACCACAGAGGTTTCGAGGTATATTTTAGATATGCCTAAAGATACTATATACTGGAAAACGTTGCCGATTTTGTTTGTTTTTTTTGTGTTGGCAGTGTTTTTGTCTGGCTGTAGCAATTTTAATTGTGGCGGCGAAGCTCTTTCAATAGGAAAATTATGCACATGGGGCGCAAAATGAATTTAAAAAAAATCTTAGCATATATAATGGTTTTCTTTGCTTTTGTAATGATAGCATACATTGTTTTAAACGGTCCTGCGGAAGCAGAAACAAACACGGTTTCATCTACTGTTGTAACAGATAAAAGCGTTCCTACGGCAAATGCACCATCCGTTGTGGTAAGTAATAATGATGTGTGTAAGTCGGCAGCGGCAGCGAGTGTGCAAACACAAATATTAGGTGTGGCAACGGGTGTTACCATTAGTGATGAGAACTGTGAAAGGTTAAAGTTATCGCGTTCTTTATTTGCAATGGGTATGAAAGTGGCAGCGGTTTCGACGCTTTGTGGAGATCCAAGAGTATTTGATTCCATGTGGATGGCAGGTACTCCTTGTCCGTTTATGGGTTTTATTGGAGACGATGCAAAGGCTTCTTGGAAAAAGAACGAAGAGTTAATACCGTTAAACTCTGAAATTGGAAAAATTATTGCAAAAGAAAATATAGAAGCTGCAAGAAAAAAAGCTAAAGAAGATAGGGAAAAAGAAGCTGAAATAAAAGCTGCTAGAGAAAAAGCTGCTAAAGAAGCTAGAGAAAAAGCTAGAGCTGATAAAAAGAAAGCTAGAAAAGAAGCTAGATCTAAAAAAGGATCGTTAAATGGAGAAAAAGTTAAAGTATGGGCTACTCCTCTTGGGATACTTGGGTTCCTTCTCTTACTCTAGTGCCAATGATGTTTGCCCTACTGGAACAGTAGGATTGTGTGACCCCGTCGTTATTGAAACGGTTGTTGAAAGTATAGAGGTTACTAAAGAAAATGATGGTGTTGGTGAACTTACCACAACTGTCACTACTACTACGACAACTACTGACACAGTTATTAACGAAGATTCTGGAGACATACTGTCTTCGGAATCAGGTTTTGTATCCTCTTCTAAAGAAGGTGATATGGACAGTGATTGGGGAGGGCAGGGTCCAGCTAGTATGCCTACGGGTAACTCTTGTGGGGAACTTGGTCCAGATAGGTGCGCTATGATAACAGGGTCGGGAAACAATACTTCTGCGATGGGTGTCAGTGGCATGGGTACTACGTTTATACAAACAGTTAATATTTCTAATCTAAGTATAGAAAAAGGCGGTCGTACAAACTACACAATTAAAGTAGACAAACAAGATTCTAGTGACAGTATTTACATGCATATAACGGGTAAAGACGGGTCTACGGTTAAGTTTGCGGGAACAGATGTTCTTTCCGCAGCAGGTGTAAATAGTGGCTATGCAGCGTATTCTGGTGGATTTGACTTTGCAGATAGTCTTACAACACTTATCGTTGAGGTGGGTGGCAGAGACATTAATTTAGCCGTTGGTCCTGTCTTTGACGACGTAACAATTAATGTAATCTACAATGTTGTAAGCCAAATCGTACAACAAACGATAACAACGGTAGAAGAATACGTTTATCTACATAGCGATGCAACAGAGGTTGAAATAGATATAGTAGAAGAAATATTTAATAATAATGACATGGTTGAACAGCCTGACGGAGGATTTACATTAGAACCTATCGATGACGGGGGTATAGATGATGTTTCATATGATACTGTGGAGTTAGAATTAGATTTAGAATTAGATTTTGACATGGACATACCTGACATGGACATAGAGTTTGATTTACCAGAAATTACGATGGACACTCCAATTACCGTGGTGGAAGTTGAGATGGAAATGGAAATGGATCTAATGCCCTCTCCAGACACTAATGTGGAACCTGATATTGAGGTTGAGGCCCCTGTAGAGGAAGTAGAGGTAGCTGCGGTAGAGCCCGAACCAGAGCCTGTAGAAACTGTTTCGGAAAACAATACGGAGCCTGAAACGGTGGAAGAGCCTGTAGAAGAAACGGTGGATGAACCTCAAGAGGAGACAGAGGAAGTAAAAGAAGAATCAGAAGAGGTTAAAGAAGAGCCTAAAGAAGAAGTAAAAGAAGAGCCTAAAGAAGAACCAGAAGAAGTAAAAGAAGAGCCTGAAAAAGAAATAAAGGTAGCACCTAAAAAAGAAAGTAAGCCTAAAACTAAACAACAAAAAAAAGAAGAAAAACAAAAAGCTGGATCTAAAATTGTAAAAAAAATGGGAGATAAAGGTAGGTATGATACCACCAACCAACTTAAAACTCTTATTGTTATGAATGTTATAGCTGATACTAAATCATTTTTTAGCGCTCAAAAATTACAAAAAGATATACCGGGATTTTTTTCTAGCGCAACTGTGCCCGATGCTGTATTATCAGACAATAATATGGCAGCATACTTATTAACAGTGGGTTCTAGTCAAAAAATGAATAGTTTAATAAACAGTCAGTATGAGTAGGAAACATACATGTACGAATATGCTGTAAAAAACGTTGTTAAGGTTGTTGATGGTGATACTGTAGACATAGAAATTGATTTAGGATTTAGTCTTACAAAAAAAGAACGTGTTCGGTTAGCGGGCATTGATGCACCTGAAACTAGAACTAAGGACTTAGAGGAAAAGGCAAGTGGTATAGAAGCTAAAGAATTTTTAGAAAGGCGTCTTAACGATGGCGTACCCTCTGGATTAAAAGTTCGTACAGAAAAAGATGGTAAGTATGGTCGAATGCTTGGTTGGTTGTACATAGGTAAAACAAACCTAAACAAAGAAATGATTTACCGTGGTTATGCTTGGGAGTATGACGGAGGTCAAAAAAATAAAAGTTTGGATGATTTAAAAGCTAAAAGGACACGAGCTAATGGCTGAAGTAGAGTATGGTGGCGTAAAGGTATCTGGCAAAGGTTTGCTTGGTAAGCTTATTTGGATCTTACCTTTGATGGGTACACTGGCCGGAGGATCTTGGGCGGTTTTTGAATTTTACAAAGATTACGAAGACATGAAAGAGGCCGTGCAGGAATATGTAAGCCCTGACATGGGATGGGTAGAATCTCACATCAGTGAGACAAATGCAGAGCTTAAAATGGTTGAGCAAGAGTTTAGCCTGTTAAAAGAAGTTGACGAGGCGACTTCGGCAGTTATTCGTGAACAAATTAATAGTGTCAAAGAAATATCTGCAAACCTTCAAACTGATCTTCACGATTTACGGATGGATTTGAACCAAGATGTAGCTGAATTAAACAATCATATTGAGGTGACATCAGATAAATTGAACGATAATTTAAGTAAGCAAGAAGATCGACTTGAAAAACAAGACGCAAGAAATAGGCAGTCGGTAGAAGATGTTAATAAAGTTAGTTCAGATAATGTAACTATTGTTAGAGGATTAATAGCTAGTTCTGAAGAGCGTCGAGATAAAATGGTAGATCGTTTAGATACTAAAATAGCAGAGACACAAGCGATGATGGATAAATTGTCCAAAGAAAATCGTACAATGATAGAAAATATGCTACAAGAAAATAGAGAGTTAATAGAACAACTTAAAAATGATTTAGACACTAAAATAAGGAAGGCATTGGAAAATCCTTTGTCTGGAATGTCAAAATGAAAAACAAATGGATATGGATAGGGTTGGCACTGGTAATATTCATTGTCATAATATTTTATGGGGTAGATAAAGCGATGTGTACTCCTCCCTGCATTTAAATGAGCAAAGAACTCACAGCTCAACAGAAGTCCACCATGACATGGAGATGGACTGCACTTATATTTTATTTGTTAATTTGTTTTTATGATTTTTTGTTCTGCCCAGTTTGGTGGGGATTAAACAGGCCAGATATTTCCGAATTTATGGATATTATTAACGCTACGTCAGAGCCAATGGTTCAAATGGAGTTGATGAAAAAACTGACAGGGCAACACGAGCCCTTTACACTTTTAGGGGGTGGATTGTTTCATCTGGCATTTGGTGCTATATTAACGGGATCAGCGTTTGCCAATAAGGATTAAAACATGAAAAAGTTGCAAAAAAACAGTAAGTATTCTGTAGCGGATGCTGACGGCGATGGCGTTGTTACAGACGAGGAGATGGATCGCCATGCAATGTGGATTAGGCTTGAAAACGAGGATAAGCAGGCCGACACGCAACGAATGATGGCGTTGGTTTCTATGGTTGTTTCTATTGCAGGCGTAGCATTGTTGTTACTTCCGATAGTTCCTCTTGACAGGATGGAAACAGTATCTCCTGTTTTATCCACCTTTTTAATTGCAAACACTGGTATTGTTGCGGCATATATAACAGGTTCTGCTATATCAAAAACAAAAATGAAATAGGAAATAATGTATGATAAATTGTAAATGCGGTGAGAAATGTATCTGTCAGGACACCTGCGCTTGTATTGACCAATGTATTTGCAAGCGAAGAAAAGATAAATGAAATAGGAGAAACAAATGGCAAAAGTAAAAACGGTAGCTGCTCCAAAAGGATTTCATTGGATGAAATCTGGTTCGGGGTATAATTTAATGAAAGGTGATTACAAGCCTCATACAGGAGCCGTTAAACGAGCTTCTTTTAAAATACAAAAAACACATTTGAAAAAAGGGAAGGCATAAAATGTTGTCAATTTTAGGTTCTGTATTGGGATTTGCCACATCGGCTGTTCCAGCGATTACAGACTCATTTGCTCGTAAACAAAACAACAAACATGAGTTAGAAAAAATGAAGGCAATGGCTGAATTACGGGCCGCTGGTTATGACCAAGACTTACGCATGTATGAAACTATGGGTGCTGATAAAGAGCATGACCGCTTAATACAGCACGACATTAGTATTAATAAAGGAACTGGCTTTATTTCAGGACTACAGAAATCTGTACGTCCAGTGATAACCTACGCTTTTTTTATTCTCTTTGCCACCATAGAAGTTACTTTGCTGATGGAAGCTTTAAAAACAGGAACTGATTTTTCAGAAGCAATAAACATTTTGTGGGACCAAGAAACGAAAGCCATCTTTGCAGCAATTCTAAGTTTTTGGTTTGGGTCAAGGGCTATTGATAAAGCAAGGAAATTATAGATGAATAAAAATTATGACCATTGCTTAGAAATGTTATTAGAACACGAAGGCGGCTTTGTAAATCATCCGGATGATCCCGGGGGAATTACAAATTTAGGTGTTACTAAGAAAGTATACGAAGAGTGGGTTGAGCGTGAAGTATCTGAACAAGAAATGCGAGATCTTACAAAAGAAGAGGTTGCTCCAATATACAAAAGAAACTATTGGGATCGGTGTAAATGTAACTCGTTAGATTCTGGCGTTGATTTTTCTATTTTTGATTGGGCGGTAAATTCTGGAACAGGTAGAGCAGCAAAAGCTTTACAAAGAATTGTAGGCGCAACAGAAGACGGTGCAATTGGACCTGCTACACTTGCCTTAGTATCAAATCACAGCCCAGAAGATTTAATAGAAGAAATTTATAGTCAACGACAAATGTTTTACGAAAGTTTAGGTACTTTTGACACTTTTGGTAGAGGATGGAGCCGTAGAAACAAGGAAACAATGCAAGCTTCTTTGGAAATGATGGATTAATAAAAAAAACTTCTGGTCTTTTCTGTATAAGATATGCTAAGAGTTAATAGTAATCTATACGGGAGTATGCGAATGGATGAGATATTTTTTTCAGAAGCTACGTTTCGTATAATTAGGGAGAGGCGCGAAGTAATTTATAACTCTTTGATACATAATCAAGTAAAGAGTATGGAGCATTATCGTGAGCTTATGGGGATGTTACAGTCCCTAGATCATGTGGAACAGGAATTAAAAAGCCTGCTAGATAAACAGGAGCGTTCAAGTGAGTGAACCAGAAAAAGTGAACTTAACGGCGGCACAAGAAGGCGTTAAAAACCTTGCCGCAGCATATCAAGAAAAACCTAGCTTAAATCCAGAAGCAATAGGAAAAACCCTTTTAGATCGACTACCTTCTCCTACAGGATGGAGAATTTTAATTCTTCCGTACAAAGGTCACGGTAAGACAGACGGTGGTATTTTATTGCCAGACTCTGTTGTAGATCAACAAAAAATATCCACGCAAGTGGGGTATGTGCTTAAAGTAGGCGATTTAGCTTACAAAGATCCTGAAAAATTTCCATCAGGCGCATGGTGCGCGGAAAAAGATTGGGTAATGTTTGCACGTTATGCTGGATCTCGTTTTCAAATAGATGGTGGCGAGGTTCGTATTTTAAATGACGACGAGGTTTTAGCTAAAATAGCTGACCCTGAAGATATTTTACATTTATAAAAGGATATTGTTATGGCAGAACAAGCAGATCAAATAGAATTGGAATTAGATACTGAAGAGGATACTGAAGTATCAGTAGAAGAAATTGTAGCAACGGAAGAAAAGGAAGAGCAGGGTTCGTCTTCCGATCAATTTGATAAGAGTAATACGGCTACTCAAAAAAGAATTGACCGTTTGACTAAAAAATTAAGAGAAGCGGAGCGGCGTGAAAACGAAGCAGTTAATTATGCAAAAAACGTTACGTCGGAATCTCAAAAATTAAAGCAACGCATGGATAGTTTAGATTCTAGCTATGTAAATGAGTACTCTAGTCGTGTTTCTAGTCAAATGGAACAAGCTGAAAAAGATTTAGCGCGAGCAATGGAGCTTGGTGATACCGCAGAAGCGGTTAAGATACAACGCACCATGACTTCTTTGGCAATAGAGAATGATCGTGCGGAACAGGCAAAAGTACAGCAGGAACGTTATAAACAGCAGGCTGAAGCGCAAAGTCAAACAGCGGTTCAACAGCCTATGCCGCAACAACAACCTCGCAGACCCGACCCAAAAGCAGAGTCTTGGGCTCAAAAAAATGAGTGGTTTGGTCAAGACGAAGCTATGACATATGCGGCTTTTGGAATACATAAAAAACTTGTCGAAGAAGAAGGGTTTGACCCGACGAGCGATGAGTACTATAATGAACTTGACAGACAGGTTGCGGAAAGTTTTCCGCACAAGTTTTCTGCGAGCAAGAGGCCGCGTGTCGTCCAGAACGTCGCTTCTGCCAATAGGACTAATTCTGGGCGCAGTAGTGGGAAAAAGGTTAGACTCACCCCTAGCCAAGTTGCAATAGCAAAGAAATTGGGTGTGCCATTAGAAGAATACGCAAAATACGTTAAGGAGTAATTAAAGTGGAAGAAAACAATACAAAGTTGGAAGGCACAATTGATCGCGCTCCTCGCGCAAATAAAACTAGAGAGAAGACGGCTGTGCGTAAGCCGTGGGCTCCACCGTCCGTACTGGACTCACCCCCTGCACCAGATGGGTATAAGCATCGTTGGATAAGAGCGGAAACGCGAGGATTTGATGATACTAAAAACATCAGCGCTAAAATGCGCGAGGGCTGGGAACTTGTTAGAAAAGACGAGTACCCTGATTTTGAAGCCCCGGTTATTGAAACAGGTAAATATACAGGTGTGTTTGGTTTAGGCGGATTAATTCTTGCCAGAATACCGTTAGAAACAGTTGCGGAAAGAACGGCTCATTTCAATCAAAGAAATACCGATCAAATGCAGGCTGTAGACCATGATATGATGCGCGAGAATGCACATTCAACCATGACGATTAGCAAACCTGATCGTCAACAAAGAGTAACCTTCGGTGGACCTAGAAAAGATTAATCCACCACTACTGGAGAAAAATAAATGGCAAATACAGACTCATCTTATGGCCTCCGACCAATATCAAGGCAAGGCGCTTCGCCTTCGTCTAATGGTATGTCCGAATATCGTATTGCATCCGATAATAGCAACCCAATCTACCACGGCATGGCAGTTATTCCGTTAGCCGCTGGTGTTATCGACGATCTACAAGCTGCGGCTGGTGGTAACGTCGCTATATGTGGTGTTTTTAACGGCTGTGAATACGTTTCTTCGACTACTGGTGAAACAGTATGGTCAAATTACTGGCCCGGCTCTGGCGCGGATAGTGATTATCCTGTCAAAGCTTTCTTGTATGACGATCCAAATCAATTGTTCCAAATTGCTACTTCCAACGTTGTAGCAGGGCAGAACACAGAAGCTGAAGTAAGAACTTCGGTTTTTGCAAACATAGCGTTTGCAGATGGTAACAGTGGTTCTACAACTACTGGTATGTCTTCTGCGACAGCGGATTTAAATACAGTTGCAACCACCAACACATTGGCGTTGAGAATTATGGGGATCGTAGACGATCCTGCTAATGAAGACTTCACTGCTGCTGGTATCCCATTAATCGTTCGTATAAACAACCACTTCAATGCGCCTACAGGCTCTATTGCAGCGGCTACTGTTTCTACAACTGGCGTATAAAGGAGCTTAAAACATGGCTATATCTCGCGCACAACTAGCGAAAGAGCTAGAACCGGGCCTGAATGCGTTATTTGGGTTAGAATACAATCGTTACGAAAACGAGCATTCTGAAATTTTTGATGAAGAAAGTTCAGACAGAGCTTTTGAAGAAGAAGTAATGCTTGGTGGCTTTGCCTCTGCACCTACTAAAACAGAGGGTGGAGCTATATCATTTGATGACGCGCAGGAAACATATACTGCACGTTACACACATGATACGATTGCTTTGGCATTCTCAATTACTGAGGAAGCTATTGAAGATAACTTGTATGACCGTCTGGCATCACGCTACACTAAAGCTTTGGCTCGTTCCATGGCTCAAACCAAGCAAATTAAAGCAGCTTCTGTATTGAACAATGCGTTTAGTACTGGTGTTCATGCAATTGGTGATGGTGCAGCGCTTTGTTCGTCGTCGCATCCATCTTTATCTGGAAACCAGCGTAACTTGTTGTCAACTGCGGCAGACCTCAACGAGACTTCTCTTGAGCAAATGCTTATTGACATTGCTGGTTTAACTGATGAGCGTGGTCTAAAGATTGCGGTTCGTGGTATGAAGTTGATTATCCCTAAAGAACTGCAATTTATTGCAGAAAGGGTTATGAACTCTAACCTACGAAGCGGTACAGCGGACAACGACAACAACGCGATGAAGAACATGGGAATGCTTCCAGAAGGTGCGGCAGTTAATCACTTCCTTACTGACACAGATGCTTTCTTTGTTAAAACTGATGCCCCTAACGGCTTCAAGTACTTCAATCGTTCTTCAATCAAAACTGCCATGGAAGGCGATTTTGATACAGGCAACATGCGGTTTAAAGCCCGTGAGCGTTACAGCTTCGGTGTTTCAGACTGGCGTGGAGTCTTCGGAACTCCGGGAGCTTAAATGCTCTTTTGTAAAAATAGAAAAGGCGGCTCTGGTCGCCTTTTTTTGTTTTGAGAGGATAAAAAATGGCAAAAACAGGTTTATATGCAAATATTCATAAAAAAAGAGCTAGAATAGCCGCAGGATCGGGAGAAAAAATGAGAAAACCCGGTACTAAAGGGGCTCCTACCGCAAAACAATTTGCACAAGCAGCAAAAACGGCTAAAAAACCTACGCGGATGAAATATGGTGGGGCTGTTAAAAAGAAAGGAAAGATGAAAAAATGAATTGGATTAAAGGAAGATTAAAAGAACCTTCTAGTTACGGCGCTGCTGCGGTAGTTGGAGTAGGGTTAGGTATTGTATTTAGTATGCCTGTATTGACATGGGCAGGAATTATCTGTGCAATATTTGGGTTGGTTCTTAAAGAAAAATCAAGCGAGTAATTCTATAAGTTACCCTCTTTCTTTTTATAAAAAGGTGGTGTATCGTAAAATTACCTTGACAGTCGTATAATGCGGCTGACATTTGCCAAGACAAGGAGACACACATGGCTAATACAACATTTACAGGAGCAGTACGCTCCGAAAACGGTTTTAAAGTAGTATCAAAAAATGCTACAACAGGCGCATACACTGATACAGCGGTTATTGCCTCAACAGGTATTGTCACAAATAAATATGTGAAACACGTTGGTTTTGCGACAGGTGTTACTGTTAACACTACAGCAGGGGATAGCCCAGCAATTGGTGAGTTCACTCAACCAGCAAACACAATCATCACTGACATTAAGATATTCTGTGACACAGCTCCTGTTATTGGAACTGGCGATATCGGTTACGAAGTTGGTACATCTAGCTCAGGCGCACAAATTGTTGCGGCTCAGACTGATGAAATCCTTGATGGCGGTACAACCGTTGTTGAGCATAACGTAACTGTGACTAGTTTGGTTCTTCAGACACAAGATGGTACAACTGCACCAGCTTCTGTTCAGTATACAGACACCGCAAGAACTATTTACTGCAACATCACCAATACAGTTGATGCTACAACAGCAGGATCGTTCACATTCATCATTGAGTACGTTCAAATCGCATAATTCTTAATCAGGTAGGGGGAAACCCCTACCGTTTTTGTAAAGGAGAAATAAATGGCGGGATCAGATGTAAAACCAGTCATTGTTAGCGATGAGGTAGCTCTTGATGCTGACGGTATTTCAACAGCAGCATCAGTTGGAAACAATGCTGCGTTAACTATTGGAGGGGCTTTAGCGTCTGGCGGTAGTGTGACAAACGCTTCTGGAAGACAAGTTACAATTTTATCCGCTGGAGATGATTCGGGTATATCGTTTACTGTTGTTGGAACAGATGTAAATGGTAGTGCTTTAAGTGAAACTGTTACAGGTGCAAACACTGGAACAGCAACAAGTTCGGGCTACTTTAAAACAATAACAAGTATAACAGCCGTAGGTAATCCAGCAGGAAACGTTTCTGCGGGCATTAATAATAATGCTTTAGGTGTAATTTTTGCAGGAAGATGTAGACTAAAAGGTTTTTCTACAGTTTCTGGAGGATCAGCGGGTAAGATTAATATACGAAACGCAAGCGCTACTGGCACTGAATTAATTCAAGCCAGAACTATTGGAACTGATAGTTCTTCGGAAGACCCGTTTATTCCAGAAGAAGGGGTTTTGTTTCCTAGTGGCTGTTATGTTACTTTTGTTGTTGGTACTGTTGATTTAATGATGTTCTATCACGCATAGGGGTAAAAATGCCTACTACAAAAGATGTAAAACGTACGCCTTCTGGAAGAGTTGTTTATCGTGGAGAGTCTTTTGCTGGATTTAACAAACCAAAAAGAACACCAAACGCTAACAAAAAGAGCGCTGTTCTTGCCAAAAAAGGTAGCAACATTAAATTGGTTCGCTTTGGCGATCCAAATATGTCGATTAAAAAAAATCAACCGGGCAGAAGAAAAAACTTTCGGGCTAGGCATAATTGCGATACGGCAAAAGATAAATTCACAGCCAGATACTGGTCTTGTAAAGCATGGTGACATTATGAAAGCCGCAGACGTACTAAAAGAATTAGAAAAACATGAAGCGGAATGTTCTATCCGTTATAAAAATATTGAAGAACAATTAAGTAGCCAAAAAAACAGTTTAAGGTCTTTAGATCAAAAAGTCTGGGCATTAGCTGTTCTTATACTAATAGCGCCTTTTGCAAGTAAATTATTGGGGTAACCATGGCAGTATCGGGATCAAAAAACTTTGAATTAGACGTAGCAGATTATGTTGAAGAAGCTTTTGAACGTTGCGGTTTAGAAGTTCGCACAGGTTATGATTTAAAAAGTGCAAGAAGATCTCTTAATTTAATGCTTGCAGAGTGGGGTAATCGGGGCCTTAATCAATGGACTATTACAGAAACATCTCTTGTTACTGCAACAGGTGTTACAGAATATCCCGCAGGCATCCTTATTATGACAGTTGCTTCTCACGCAGGTTTTACTGTTGGAGAGACTATAACTGGCGGAACTAGCAGTGCAACTGCTACGATAACAAATTTACCGACATCTTCTGTAGGAGATTTAGAGGCTAATACTTTAGCTATAACAATACCAGTAGGGACGTTTGTTTCTGGAGAAACAATTACAGGAGGCACTAGCGGAACGTCTACTACAGTTTCTGCGGCAGTAGATTTTTCTAATACAAACAGTACAATAGATATATTATCTGCGGTGATAACGAGAGATTCCACTGATTTAAGTATTGATCGTGTTAGTAGAGAAGCTTTTATTAATATACCCACTAAATCTTCGACTGGTAGGATTACTCAATATTTTTTAGATAGGCAAATAACACCTGTTTTGAAAGTGTGGCCTGCGCCAGAAAATGACACTGATATAATTAAGTTTAACAGGCTTACTCGAATGGACGACGCTGATTTATATACAAATACATTAGATTTACCATTTAGGTTTTATCCTTGTTTAGCCGCAGGGTTAGCGTATTATATTTCTATGAAAAGAGCGCCCGATAGGATTCAAATTTTAAAAGCTTTGTACGAAGAAGAATTTGAACGCGCGGCTACAGAAGATAGGGATAGAGCTTCGTTTACAGTTGTTCCAAAAGTTAATTATCTTGGGAGCGTGTAATGAGTAAATATGCCAGCGGAAAAAATGCTTATGCAATATCGGATCGGTCTGGTTTTAGATACGCTTATAAAGATATGCGAAAAGAATGGAACGGATTGCTTGTAGGAAAAGATGAGTTTGAACCAAAACAACCACAATTAGGTCCGTTTAGAACTGTTTCTGATCCACAAGCTCTTCAAAATGCCAGACCCCCTCAAGGTGTAACACAAGAAAGAAGCGTTAATTGGGGTTGGAACCCTGTAGGGCAACGCTATAATTTTGGTTTAACTCCGAACCCATTAGTTTCAACGGGTTCTGTAGGTAGTGTAACGGTGGTGACAACATGAGCTTTACTTATTCTTCTTTAAAAACAGCAATTCAAAATTATGTAGACAATACGGAAACAAGTTTTGTATCTAATTTAGATAACTTTATAAAAACAGCCGAACAAACTATTTTAAATTCTATTGACTTACAATATTTTCGTAAAAATGTGACAGGAACAGTCACCGCAGACAATCAATATTTAGCTGTTCCTAGTGATTATTTAGCTTCTTTTAGTTTATCTGTTGTAGATTCTTCTAACAAAGAATTTTTATTAGAAAAAGACGTTAACTTTATACAATCTGTAAATCCAAATTCAGCTACTACAGGTGTTCCAAAATATTACGCTTATTTTGATATAAACAATTTTATTTTAGCGCCTACGCCTAGTGCAAATGCTGTCGCAGAACTGCATTATTTTTATAGACCCGCTAGTTTAACTGCGGCGGGAGATAGCGGAACAACATGGCTAAGTACTAACGCTCCAAACGCAATGCTTTATGGAAGTTTAATTGAAGCAAATATTTATATGAAAGGTGAACCAGACTTAATGAAAACCTATCAAGATCGTTTTTTACAGTCTTTAGAACGATTAAAAGATTATGGAGAGGCTCGCGAAAACTCAGATGCTTATCGCAAAGGACTACCTACGAGGCCAAGAACATGAAGATTGCTATTGTTGGTTTGGGAGGAAGTTATTCTGATTACATAGCGGCTCGGATACGTTCAGAAGAATTTGATGAAGTTTGGGGAATAAATTGCGTTGGTGGTATAATTCATGTAGATAAAACTATTATGATGGACCCTGTTTCAAGATTTTTAGATACCGAAAATGCAGGATCACAAACGGGAATAGCTAGGCATTTTTTAAAAACAAACACAAAACCAATTATTACTTGTGAAATGGATGATAGGGTTAAACATTTAGAACCTTACCCTCTTGAAGAAGTCGTTAAAGAATTAAACATTTGTTATTTTAATAACACGGTTCCGTATGCAATAGCTTATGCAATATGGGTTGGGGCAAAGCACCTTTCTTTATATGGTTTAGACTTTACATATAAAAACGTCAGTATTGCAGAAGCGGGTAGAGCGTGTACTGAGTTTTGGTGTGCTATTGCTACAACAAGAGGTATAAAAATAGAGGTTGCACATAACTCAGGTCTTTTAGATACTAATGTGCCAGATAATGAAAAACTATACGGGTATCACAGATTAGATGATCCTCTAGTGCAATTACACGAAAACGGGGGATTGTTGATAACAAAACAATCTAAAATGGAACCTCCAGAGCCAATAGATCAAGACCCTGTAATATTTGGAAGGCATGATATTCAAAAATTAAATGGGAAAGAACCACATGTTTAGCGTTAATAGTGATATTACTGTTGGTCAAGTCGGCGTTACAACTTCTGACGATGGCGGATTGTCTAACGAACAAATTTCTGAATTAGCAACTAATAAAATAGTATCTATTTCTGAAAATGCACCGGAACCTATAAAACAGCAAGCTCACCTTTTTGCAGATAATGTTCGTAATCTTTTGCAATATTATATAGAGTTGGCTAGAAAAGAAGAACGTGCTAACATATGTCATCAACTACGCAAAGCTGGTCAAAATGATTTAGCAGAAGTCATAAGGAGAATATGAAATGGCAATAACACAAGCAATGTGTACTTCGTTCAAAACAGAACTTTTGACGGCTACACATAATTTTGCTACTAATGGAAATGCTTTTAAGTTAGCGTTATATGCTATTGGTGGCGGTGGAAAATCTAGCACTACAGCTACATTAGGTGCTTCATCTACAGCTTACGTCACCACTGGAGAAGTAGCAAATAGTGGGTCGTATTCTGCGGGAGGAGGCGCTCTTACTAAAGTTGCTCCAACTTCAAGCGGAACTACAGCCTTTACAGATTTTGCTGATATAACTTTTACTACAGCAACTATTACGGCTAGGGGTGCTTTAATTTATAACGATACAAATAGCGACAAAGCTGTTTGTGTATTGGATTTTGGAAGCAATAAATCTTCTTCCTCTGGAAGTTTTACTATCCAATTTCCCACCGCAGACGCTAGTAATGCTATTATTCGTATAGCATGACGGGGTAACAAATGGCTAATATAACAGGCTGGGGGAGAGGCACTTGGGGTCAATTAACCTTTGGAGAACCTATACCTGTTGTTATTTCCGATGCGGCTGGCGCTACGGGTGCGGTTGGCAATGAATCTGTTGTTACAACCGCAGTAGTAAGCCCTACAGGGGTTTCTGCAACAGGTGCAATAGGAACTGTTCTTGCAGCGGGTGGAGCAGTCGTTACAGAAACAGGTTTAACGGGTACTATAGGTTTTGGCGACGAACAAGTTGTGGGAACCGCAGTAGTAAGCCCGACGGGTGTTTCTGCAACTAGCGCAGTGGGCAATGAATCTGTTGTTACGACGGGAACTGTTGCACTGACGGGTGTTTCTGCAACCAGCGCAATCGGGGATGTTAGTATTCAAGAAGGCGTTACTGTTTATCCAACTGGTGTTGCAACAACAGGACAAATTGGCGAACCACATGTATGGGGAATAATTATTCCTTCACAAACCCCTAGTTGGAGTGGTATAACAGCTTCACAAACACCTAGTTGGAGTAGCACTACTCCCTCACAAACACCCGCATGGACGGATATAGCGGCATAAGGAATATAACATGGCAAGTACATATGTGAATGACCTCAGACTAAACGAGATGGCTACGGGCGATGCGTCTGGAACATGGGGTACAACGACAAACACTAATTTAGAATTAATTGCAGAAGCGTTTAGTTACGGCACAGAGGCTATCACAACAAACGCAGATACGCATACAACTACAATTGCGGATGGAGCAACTGACCCCGGTAGGTCAATATTCTTGAAATATACAGGAACTTTAGACTCTGCTTGTACAATTACGATTGGGCCAAACACAGTTAGTAAATTGTGGTTTATTGAAAACGCAACCTCTGGTTCTCAAAACATTATTATATCTCAAGGATCTGGAGCCAACATAACAATTCCAGCGGGACAAACTAAGGCTGTCTACTCAGATGGTGCAGGCTCTGGCGCGGCTATGGTTGATGCCTTTGCTACGCTTAACGTAGTAGACTTGTTGGTTGATGACGATTTGACTGTTGCTGGAGATGTAGCCGTGACGGGGGATTATTCTTCCACAACTTCTGGTACATCCAACCTACGCCTTGGCGTTAACGCAGGTAACTCAATAGCTTCTGGTGGTAACTACAACGTAACCGTAGGTGACGAAGCTGGTACTGCAATTACGACTGGTGATGGGAATGTGGCTGTAGGTTATCAAGCCTTGTCTACTGAAGATGCAAATGGCGAAAGTGTAGCTATAGGTTATCGTGCTTTAAAAGTACAAAATGCAGGAGCCGCAGCATATAATACAGCAGTTGGATATGATGCAGGTGTAGCAGTAACCACAGCCGTGAACAACACCCTTATCGGTGGTCTATCTGGTGATGCGATTACAACAGGATCTAATAATACAGCATTGGGTAAAAGTTCTCTTTCAGCAATGACTACAGGTAATTCTAACGTAGCTATTGGAATTAGCGCACTTGCATCAGATACGTTAGGTGCTAGGAATATTGCTATAGGTGTAGGTGCTTTAGATACACAAAACTTTACAACAGCAACAAACGCTTACAATATAGCTATAGGATATGATGCAGGAACGGCAGTAACCACAGGCACAGACAATACTATAGTGGGTGCTTTAGCGGCTGACGCTCTTACAACAGGTTTTAATAACGTAGCTATGGGTAGAAATGCCTTGTCTACAGAAGACACAGGGCGTTACAACGTAGCTATCGGCATGAATGCTTTAAGAGATCAAAATGCAGATGTTGATAACTATAACACAGCAGTAGGTCATGCGGCTGGTGGAGATGTCACCACAGGCGTAAACAACACCCTCATCGGTGGCCTCGCTGGTGATGCTTTAACTGACGCTGACAACAATGTTGCAATTGGACAAGGTGCTTTAGGTGCTGATACTAAAGGAAGTAAAAATACAGCAGTCGGTCATTCGGCTCTTGAAGCTCAAAACTTTACGACTTCTACAAGTAGTTACAACACAGCAATTGGTTCTGACTCTGGTAAAGCAATCACAACAGGAGTGCAGAATACAATACTTGGTAGTAATGCAGGTGACGCATTAACTGACGCAGATAGAAATGTTGCAATAGGTTATAATGCTCTTACAAGTGATACATTAGGATCTAAGTCAGTAGCTATCGGTAGATCAGCTTTAGGAACGCAAAACTTTACGACTGCTACAGATAGTCATAACACAGCCGTAGGATATGAAGCTGGACAAGCAACGACTACAGGCACTCAGAATACCCTTATCGGTAGTGAAGCAGGAGATTCTATTACGACAGGGGGTCAAAATACTGCCGTTGGAAATGATGCTTTAGGTGTTTTGACTGTTGGTTCTGACAATGTAGCAATAGGTAAAAATGCACTAGAAGGTGATACTAAAGGTAGTAAAAGTGTTGCTATCGGTAGAAATGCTTTAGGAACACAAAACTTTACAACTGCTACAAATGCTGAAAACGTAGCCGTTGGATACCATGCTGGTACATCTGTAAGCACAGGTTTAGCTAACACTTTAATTGGTAGTTATGCAGGAGATTCAATTACAACAGGCTTAGACGATGTGGCACTTGGATATAAAGCCGCTGAGGATATGACAATCGGTAGATTTAATATAGCTATCGGTACGCAGGCATTAGGAAATGAAACAGTAGGTGATAGATCTATAGCTATAGGTTATCAGTCAGGTTATTATCAAGTATCAGATAGCAACAATGAAGAAGCACAAAATGTATATGTTGGTATGTACTCAGGACATTATAATGTTACTGGTACAGCTAACACAGCTATCGGTTATCAAGCATTATATGGCGCGACTACTAACAGTGCTAGTAGTAACACAGCCGTAGGTAAAAACGCAGGATTACTATGTAGAGGAGCTTCTAACACATTTGTTGGTCAATTATCAGGTGATGCCGTATCAACTGGTACACTTAATTCATTTTTTGGTCAAGATTCTGGTGGTTTAACTACAACGGGTTCTTACAACACGGCTCTGGGGGGAAGCGCACTTGCAAATACTACCACTTCAGCAGAAAATACAGCGGTTGGATTTCAGTCAGGATTCACAAATGTAACAGGTGCTGGACTTACTACGTTAGGAACTAAAGCTGGATATTATAGCACAGCAGATAATAATAC